TGCGAATCTTCAATTTTTTGACTTACGTTTGTATCTTCCAACGAGTTAATCAATGTTCGCTCACAGAAAAAGTAATCTGGGGCTTCGTCTTTAGTCATGCGTTCTCCTTACGTTGTACATGAGAAGCTAGCAGCCACTTGTCACCAAGGAACTTGACAGACCTAACCCACTGACGTTGGTTGTGCCTATTGGTTTGGGTTGATACATAGGAAGTGTTAAACAATTCTCTTACGTGTTTAAGCATTCGTGTGTTCATTTTTGTTTACTCTCTCATAGAAAAATACAATGTCTAGGTTGTAATCTTTAGCAGTTGTTTGCAGAACCTTTTGGATCTGTTTCTCCTGCTCTTCTTTAGCCCACTTCTTTTGCATAGCATTGATGAGCTTGTTGTTTTTGGTTGCTGCTTCTGCTGAGATCTTCATACAGGTTTAATCGTTATGGTGTCGTCGTCTTCAACTGTTTTAAGTTGACCTCTATGGATACCCAACAACATAATTGCTGTTGTGTTCCTGTAAGCTATGTATTTAGTACTTAGAGTGAAGTACAAATATACAAACACTGCTAGTGCTACTAATAACACTACTTCTAGCAAAGTAAATTCAATCATATATACCTCTGAATAAATTCCATCCAATGCTCGGTGTTAGAGAACACACAAGCATCAAGGCCATTCTTAGCTGCCCAGTCTAAATAAGATGTCTTACTCTTCTTAGACAGCCCTTGGTTACGCTGCAACACGTAGAGGATAGTTACCTCTGGGTGCTGCTGCTTTAATAGCACAGCCTTTTTCCTGTCAGCTCCTGTCCATAGACCTTTGGTTTCTATGTAGACGTTATTAGTAACAGTGAAGTCTGGTGTGTATGTGTGGTTACTTGCCGGTATTACGTACTTGATCTTGTCTTGTTCGTAGGCAAGGCTCCATCCCTTTGCTTCGCAAGCAGTCTGGAAACGTTGTTCTAAACCACTGCGGTATGCGGAGGGGTTATGTTTTTTTGGTCTTGGCATTACGCTCTTCTCTTACTTCCATGAACACTTCTGCCCAAGCAAAGCATACGCTAACAACTTCGTGAGAGGTTGTATCTCGTCGTGCTATTGCTTTACGGGTTGATTCTGCATTAGCTAGCTCTGAAAGCATAGCTACAGCAACATACTCTTTCATGGTCATGTGCTGCATGTTGATGTCTGTTGTCATTTCAGTTCCTCCGGCAGTTCAACTTCATCTCCCAGCTTGCTTGCGACATAACAGCGCATGGCGGCAATTAGTGGGGTGGGGCCTTCGATATATTCGCCCCCAAATCCAATCCTTGCCGCCCAACCTCGTGGGCATTGGAGTATGGCAATTCCTTCCCGCTCAATGATTGGCCCACCTTGCGCCCAGTAAAGGGAGGGCTCATACATTACAATTGTTGGCTTCATGTTCTGCCCCAGAATCACAAAGTTTCGAGCACCCGTGAACGGTGCCAACACCAAGGGCACCCCCTCGCACTTAGCCACAGCCCAGTCAAGGGCGTGTCCTGTTAACTCACTTGTTTTCATTTGCTTTCTCCTAAGTAATGGGGACAGTTTGTCCCCGTTGATAAAAACTATGATTGCTCGAACAGCCCGCTGTATGTGCGTGGCACTGGGTCTGTGGGTAGCATACGGTCGATGCGCCGCAACGCTTCTTCTAGGTGGGCGACTTTGGCTAGGCGTTGCTCTGTGGGATTAAGTTCGGCGTCTAGCTTGGCTACGCCTAGTTCCTTCTCTGTGCGCTTGCGTAGCTTGGCTTTTAGTTGTTCGTGTGTGGCTACTTTGACTGTGCGGACAAAGGGTTCTTTTTGCTTGGCTCTGGCTTTGTATGGGATTTCCGAAAACAAGTCCATCACACGTTGTATAAACTTAGGCTTCACCCAATCAACCCAATGGATGCCGCCGTTCGGTATGTCTCGGTCTTTCGCCACGCGTGCGGGCGTCAGGTGCATCCGCTTGTAACCTTCGAATTCATCGAGCAAGCGGTCGAGGACTAGCTTGTACCCTTCAAAGGCATCCACTCGGTGCACTTCTTGGGTTTGGATTGCGTAGTTGAGGGATGCCCTAACGCTTTCTCGTTCTCGATTCAGCGTCTGGATGATGGGCCGCCACTCACTGGCGACTGACTTGCGCTGTGCGTTGTAAGATTTTACGAGTGCTTGTTGTTCACGCACTGTGGTTTTTATCTCTTCGCGAATCAGCGGAGGCAGGTTGCGCTTCATCAAATGGTTGTGAAGCTCGTTGTAGCTCATGTGCATGAGGTGTGCGTATTTGAAAGACATGGGGTCACTCCTGTTAAAAACTGTCCTAGATTATACGAGTTTTTAAGGTACTGTCCCGTGATTTCCGGGGTGGTGCACAATCCGGTACGGTCGTTTCTCCTCTGGCGCATGGTGTTTTGTCCCTACTATCTATCTTTTTTGGAAACACTAAACGGCCAGCCAGTTTTTTCCCCAAAGCAACCGGCGAGCGGCGGCTGGGCGGCGGGCTTGCATGAAGATACTTACTACTAACTAATAATATATTATATAGATAGATAGTAGGACAGAAATTTGAGTGCGCTAGGATTGGCGCGGGGTTCGGGCCGTCTCGCCTCGTGTCCGAGTGCGGAAATCTGGGACGGTCGAAAATCTTGAGATTATACGTTGTTTTCATACAACACTATTGAATGGGGACAAGTTGTCCCCGTTGTTTGATGTAGACCTTGACTTTGTGCCTGATGTTTCCGTAGGTGTGAACGTAGACTAGAACACGGCGTTCGCCTGTGGGGGTTTGGATTGTGCCGACTTCGTGTTTGTACCACTGGGTCTGTGTGTTGTTGATGTAGTCATGGCGTTTCATTTGCGTTCTCCTCTGGGTTGGTTGATTCGTTGTGCGTACCAGTCACGAAGCTGGCGTAGTTGTGCGAGTGCGAGTTCCTTCGGGAGGGGGTGCTCGATGGGTAAGGGTAGCTGTGTCATGGTAAGCCTCAAGCGGTGAGTTCGAGCCACTCATCGTATTCCTCCGCGCCAGCGATAACGGCTAGCCGGTCTATCCACGATTTGAGTTTGATGTCGGGCTGTGTGTCAGAGACAACGAGGAACATTCCGTAGAGGAACAGGTGCATTTCGCGGGCTTCTTGTTCGGCAGTGGTTTTCATGGGGATTCTCCTAAAAAGTTTGGATTGACAAAGAATGAAACAGCGGCGAGACCACGCTCGCCGCAAACATCGGGGACAACGTGTCCCCAATCACTTGACCAAAGCGGCCAGAACCTTGCGAGCAGTCGCCGCCTGTGCATTGAGGGTTTCACCTTCAAAGATTGCCAAGAACGCTTCAGCGGCCTTCAGTTGTGCCTTGGTAGGCTTGAATGTGTCCGCCTCACGCTTAGCACTCACCTCACCTGCAATCGCGACAACAAGACGCCCCAGAGCTTTCCGGCACGCCTCATAGTTGGCGTGTGTCTTATCGAGCACCATCGAACCCTTCGCCTTGCCTTCGCCCGCAATGAGTGGCACGCTGTATTTCTTATACGATGCAACATCGGCAAGGATTGCCAATCGAATGGCATCCCGTGATTTGCCAGCGTACTGGGTACGCAAAGCATCGATGCCTTCACCGTATTTGAAAGCGGCGTCAATAACTGAATGAATAGTAGAACGTGACATGATAAATACTCCTGTATATAAAAGGTTAAACGCCAATCAATATCGATTGACAATTTGAATTATCCGGCACCCCCTGTTTGATGCGTATATTCGATTCTGAATGGGGACATTTTGTCCCCGATTTTCCCGATTTTTCGGCTATTCTGACCCCACCGTACCCCCACACCCCTCTTTTTGGGTTACTGACCCGCTCGACTATGAACACTGTTTCACTCCCGCACTCACCATATTTGTAAATCGCTTTACAAACTCCCCACAAACACCCACCCCCATATTAAATAAATAGGCCCATCCAAAATTTTTTATAAAAATTTAGAAAATCACGGGCATAAAAAAACCCCCGGGGTTAGCCGGGGGTTAAGGAGAGTCCAACCTCTCAAGGAGAAGCAAATGCGTTTGCAACGGCTTTTGGCCAACGGCCAAAATCTCAACTGCTTGCACACCAGCTCAAACATAGTGTACATTACGCGCAACGAGGCTGCAATGGTCTACGCATATGTTAGAGCACTTAATTGATTTTGAACCCGAAGTGGGGATGCCCACATCGTTCACGCCGCTTGACAAAGCTGGCGTGGCTGAAACTGTTGACGCTAAAGTTAGCACAACAGAATGGTTGAAAAGCATTGGGGCTGTAGATCAAGAAGAAGTAATCTCCCGCGCCCAAACAGAAGCTGCGCGGAAATCTTTTGGCAGTATCGTTGGCGCTAAACCAGAAGAAGTATCCCGTTCAGCACTCGCTGAGATCAAAACACCCAAGGCAGTTCAGCATTTAGTTGGGATGCTGACCGCATATGACTGGGAGTTTGTGCATCAAGCGCAAGCGATTCGTGGGTATTGTGTCGCCCAACTGGTAGAAGAAACCAAGAACCCCAGCGCCAACGTCCGGCTTAAAGCTTTGGGACTGCTGGGTAAAGTAACTGAGGTGGCACTGTTCACCGACAAGATTGAGGTCAAGCAAGCGGAAATGTCCGACGCTGAGATCGAGCAACGCATCAAAGACAAGTTGAATAAGTTCATGCAAGTCGTAGACGTTATTGACGTTTCAGCCAAAGAAGAATCCGATGGATCTTGAAAAGTTTACTTCTATAAGCGCGCGGGAAATTGAGGCCATTAAGCTGGCACTCCCAACGCTGACGACTAAAGAGAAGATCGAACTGCTCGAAGATTTGGACGTGCGCGAGAAACGCGCAACACTGGCTGCAGCTAAAACAAACATGCTTGGGTTTGCCCAAGCGGTATACCCCGGGTTTAAGATTGGGCCACACCA